ATAAAAAACGGTTTTAAACTTTATATCTTTTATAATGATATTAAGTTTTTTTAAGTAATATAATTCATTATAATTTATTAATTTGAATAATGATAGATAATAATAGATTTAACACTTAATCCTAAATAATATATTCATCTTTATCTAAAAATAATCTATTTTGTAACTTTCTTCCAACCCTCCTCATCTTCCTCTACAACTTTACGATTTATGGTTTTTTTTTTATTCTCACTCATTGATAATCTATTTTGATTTCTTATCTCCGACATTAATGGACCATAATTAATACCAGTCACCTTTTCTGCCTGAAATTGACCCTGTTTACCAGGACATGGTGAAACCACAAACTCAACATACTCCCCAGTTACAAGATTTCTAAATGATTCCGCATTCGAATATTGAATACATGTATGATGTACAAATATATCAATAAATTTACCTGATGCCTCTTTATATGTTATAAAACCAAATCCCTTTTTGGAATTAAACCATTTAACTTGCCCATTTACTCTCTCTTCAACATTTTTTTTTTTTAAGCTTTCTTGAACACCCTCAATAACCTCGGATTCAATACTCAAACTTAAATTTTTATTATCAACCTCAACTTGCTCTGTTTCCATTTTATTTATAATATTTATAATTGCATTGTCTTTAAATAAGTTTCAGATGCAAATAAAAAATACGTTAAACAATGATATTTTATTTATATTTATAATTAAATGTTACTAATCAAAATAATTATAATAATATTTATTTTTTTAATCATTATTCATTCCTGGCAAAATATTAAAGTAAATAATAATTTAGAAATATTACAAATTCATAAACCAAAAAAAAATTTATTAGAAGAAAACTTTAATAAAAAATCTCCTTTAATCATTACCGGATTAATGGATGATTGGACCTTCACTCAAAAACTTCAACCAACATATCTAAAAAAAAATTTTCCAGATATAAATGTTAAATTTATCTCCTCCATCGTTGAACAAGAACAAACCAAATTTATTACAAAATCTATCAAAGATTACTGCCATTGGTTAGATAATTTAAGCGAAATCGAAAAAACACAACCTCTAAAAAATTTTATTGAAAATCGGAAAATAAATATTTATTGCTCCGAAAATAATAACTTTTTAAAAAAAATTGACCTTTTAGAAGATATTAAAGAACAAACAAAAATTATTAATACACCATTATCCTTATTTAATACTTATCCAATCTGGTTCGGACATAGTCATTCCAAGACTGGTCTACATTATGATTGCGATTATCGAAACGTTTTGTGCCAAATTAAAGGTTACAAAAAAATATATCTTTTTCCACCCAATCAAACAGAATTCATGTATCCTAGCTCAAAATTCGATCACGGTGCCGTCTGTAGCGAAGTTGACTTCTGGAACATCGATCAAAAAAAATTCCCCAAATTTAATCAAGCAAAATATATTGAAATCAAATTATCTCCAGGACAAATAATTTCTATACCTCCCTATTGGTGGCATGCAGTTGAAAATATTGATACCAATGTTGCTTTATCTATAAGATCCGAACCCATATTTAATTTTTTAGTACAACTACCCAATGCTATAAAATTATTTTTACATAACTTCAATCTTTACAAAAATACTAATTGTACTTGCTGCGAATCTTAAATTAATATAGGGAAATATTATCTTAATATATATAAATTATAATTATTATTATGATTCAAAGAGATATTGACTATTTTAATTACTTAGATCATTTTTATCAATCAATTCATCAAGATAAAAAAAATAAAAATTATCAGTCTAAATTAAATATCATTGAACCTATCATACAATATTCACAAAATAAAAAGAAAACTAAAATCATTAACTTTATTAAGATTATAAATTCTTTCAATAGAAATCCAGATCTCTTCATAAACTTTTTAAAAAAAGAATTATCAATTGAAAAATGCTCATTAAATGATAATCAACAATTAACAATATTTCAATTCATTAAAGAATCAATTATTAAACAATCAATTGTTAAATTTTTTGAAAAATTTGTTCTCTGTAAAACATGCAAAAATATTTTTACTAGTATCGAGAAAGATAAAGATTTTAAAAATAAACAATTCATCTATTGTAATTACTGTTTTCATAAAGAATATTTATCCTAATCCTCCCAAAAAAAATAAATAAGGAAATTGCTATTAAGAAATACACATCCTAGTATATTTTTTATTTCATAGATTCTTTTAACGATACACTCCCAAAATCAGAATTTGGATCACGACCATCAAAATATTGATTTAACCATCCATACCAATCATTCGTATTGTTATTTCTTATATTGTCAAAATTATTTGATATATTTATTGCCTCCGGAAAATATGTCACAATATCATTATATTTCTTATTCGAATTCATTTGCACTAATGCTCCTGATATATCACCACCTTTTCGTAAACATCTTTTTCTTCTACTTTTTTTTCTTTTACTTTTCAATTTTCTCTTTCGCACTTTCTTACTCATCTTTTTTACATTTTTAGTCCTCTCCTTTCTTAATTTCATAATTATATATATATATATATTTATCATTAACATATTATTCCATCCAAAAATTTTTTTTTAATAACCAAAAAAATAAAATTTATATTTAATATATTATGAATAATTTGAATTCACAAAATCTATTGAAAAATAAAATTTATACTATTCTTTATCTATGTTTCGAAAAAAATCTAAAAAATATTTATCATCTACAAACAAAAAATTTTACACATTTCCCTAACCCTATCAAACAAAAACAAATCGGTTTTTTACCACCATCCTCCAAATATCCTTATTTTAATCTCCAATATATCCCCAAAAATAAAAATTTATTACATAAAGAACTATTCTCTAATAAAGATATCAATTTCACATCCCTTGTCCTTATCCTTAAAATCATATCTAAATATTAATCTAAAAAAAAAATATTCATTATTTTTTCTTTAGATTTTATTTTTTCTTTACATTCCATAAAAAAAAATTCAAATAACTATTTTACATCCTTAATAAAATGTCTCTTCAAATGAGATTGCAAATTAAAATATGTCACCTTATCTTCTTTACTCACCGAAAGAATGTTTTTAAGTTTCTTATCAGGCAAAATGATCCTCTTATCATCCGAATTTTGTAAATTCTTCTCTTTAATATATCCTATTATGAAATTTGTTACCTCTATTCTCGATTTTTGAGTATCTTTTGGCAAATTCATGAATTTACATAACTCCTCCGATATTGCAGTCGGCTTCGAAAATGCACTTGTCTTATTTTTCTTTTTATTTTTCCTCTTCTCTAAATCTTTTTTAACCTTATTCTGCAATCCAGATAAATCTTTCGAAATTTTATTTATTTGCTTTTGCATAGCTAAAAAATCATCAATTATCGATCTAAAATTTTCGTTTATCGCTTCCGAATCTAACATTATTATAAGTATACTTTAGAATCATTCCTTTAAATCCTTTTACTATATTTTAAAAAAAGCATAATACTGTAATTAATTAAATATAATTTTTTTTTTATAGTATTAACACCCAAAACAATCAATTTGAACTAAAGATAAACCTAATCTAGTAATAAATGCTATCATTATGAAAATAAATATTTTTTTCACTAAATTATTGCCAATACTTTCATTCAAACCTTGTTCTCTTGATCTTCTTAATCTCCTAAGTACATCTTCAATTTCATCTTGTTCCATAGTTCCATTCATATTTTTTGATATTTTTTTTTCATTTTTATTATATTCTATATTCTTATTTCTAAATTTATTATCTTCTAACTTTTCATTTTTAAAGTCCTCATTATTCAAATTCTTTTTTTTTAAATATTTTATTCTTAATTTTGTCTTTTTTTCTTCAGTCACTAAATTTTCTTCTTTTTCTTCAAAAACTTTTCCCTCATTTTTATTTTCCAAAATTTTTTGTTCATCACCATCCTTCATATTCATTTCCTTTTTTTCAAAATCTACTTTTTCATCTTTACATTTCTTATCCAAATCCAAATTTTGTGAAGAAAAATTTTTATTTAAATCATTCATAAATTCTGATAATTTCTCATTTATTATTTTATCTATACTTTCCTTACTTATTTCTTCTTTTTTAATCTTGTTTTCAAATATTTCCTTTTTATCTTTTTTATTACTATCCAATATTATTTTATCCTCTTTCTTGTTTCCCTTTTTCTTTTTTCTACTTAATAATAACCATCCTAATTTGCTTTTTAATCCATTATCCTCTTTTTCTGAACTTACAGAATCCCAACTATTATTATCCGACTTCTCCAATATTTTTTTTGTTTTTTTATTATCTATTTTCTTATTTATGTCTAATACTAAATTATCATGATCATCAAAATCTCTTCCAATTCCATATCCTCCTTCCATTATTTCATTATCCTTATCATTAAAAATCTCTTCTCCAATTGTATTCATTATATCTAAATTTTTTTCTTTAAATATTTCATCCTTAATATAGTTATCATCTAGTTGAATCTCCTTAATATTACTTGTATCTGCAACTTTTACAGATTTTTCATCTAAATTATTTTGCAATTTAAATTCTATCTTTTTAGGATTCTTTATTTTTATTTTTGATTCTATTTTATTGGAACCACCAAGATCCAATTTATTATTTATTGAAAATGATGCATCATTTGGCATTTTCGTTTTCTTCTCAATACTAATATTTGGAAATTCATTTAAATTAGAATCTATTGTAATATTACTATCTATTTCGGACTTATATTGATCTTTAGATGTAATTTTGTCCAATTCATCAGGATCTTCAGTTACTAAAATATCCATATTTTTGGATTTAGAAATATTTTTATTTATAGTATCATTTTTTTTATTACTTTCAGAATCATTCAAAACATTATTAATATTATCATCTTTTTCAAAATGATTAATTTTATCATTTTCTATTATACTATCTTTTATATTACAATTTATATTTTCTTTTTTATAATCATTATTTTGGATTATAGATGACTTACCTATTAATGATGATGAAATCTTATCATTCATAATGATTTTTTTTTCATTACTCGAATCATTTTTTTGTAATTCATCTATGGATCTATTAATAACTTCATTAGAAATAACATTAGATTCGGAGCATTCCGAGTTGCCTATGGCAACATATGAACACTCAGATAGGTCGTTCGTCCTATCATCTTCCAAAGTTTTGGTAATTTCATTATTTGGTTTTTTTATACTATTTATTATAATATTATTAAGATCTTCATCTTTTTCATCAATTAAATCAGTCTTTTTATTTTGATCTATTTTAAAATTCTTCTTTTTGATTTTATTTGATCGTTCAATTTTTTGATTTGAAATATTCAAAATCCCGAATTTTTTTTTATCATGATTCAATAATTTCTGCTTAGAAATTCCTTTAGTATATTTATTAATGTTGAATTCTCGCCTTTCTTTCTTTTTTATTTGTTTTTTTTTTATTTTTTGATCAAGTTTATTTTTTTGATGATTTAATTTTTTTTTATTTTCATTTTCAACTTTAATAGATAAATTATTATTTTTTATATTTTTTTTTTTTTTTTTTTTATTTTTTTTTATTTTTTTTTTTTTTTTTTTTTTTTTTTTTTTTTTTTT